AACATTTCTGCGGCAGAATGTTCTGATTGACTCTTTAGTTTATAGGGTTGATACAGTAGAGTCTTTGTACGTCAAAAGAAACTTTGTGGTGCTTAATGATAGTGTTCTGTTGAGTAATTATAAGAGAGAAGTAGAATACCAAAAGAAAAAGAATAAAATAATTAATAGGGTATTTGATAGTGTCATTTTATCTATCTTATTTATTGGGTTTGGTTTGTTTATAATTACCGTAGAGGCATGAACCTAGAGACTATCATATCTATACTATTTGGTGTTGGTGGAGTCGGGTCTGTTGTAGTCAAGAACTATCTTGATAAGCAGAATAAAAGGGAAGATCAAGAACTAGAGGTACTCCATGAACTAAAGGAAGAGATACGTCTGTTGGGGGAAAGGATAGAGCAGCTAACGCAAGAGAAACTTGAGCTATCTATTAAGGTGGCTAGACTTGAGGAGAGGTTATTAGTGTCAGCAAAAAATAGAATAAAAAATAAAGAAGATGGCGTTGGGTAAAACAATGAGATACTATCGTAGTGCCGCAGGAAAAGCAAGCTACAAAAAGAAACTGAAGAAAGATGTAGAAAGATCAACATCAAAAGAGGGTTTGAAGAAACGTGCTGAACTTAAAAGGTTAAGGAATAAATTAAATGCTCCTAAAAACAAAGATGTCTCTCATACAAAGAATGGTATTAGGTTAAAGTCACCAAGTAAGAACAGAGGTAGTAAATCAGATATGCCAGGAGATAAGCGAGCAAGAGGAAAAAGAAGGACATAGTGATTACTACACAGACTAAAATAATTATTGCCTTAGTTGTAAGTTTTACAATCAACATTGTTTTGTTGATGAAGCTGTTTGAAGAGCCTGCGCAGCAAGACAATTCCTTGCTCTACCAAGAAATAGATAACAGCAAAAAACAGGTAGAAGAACAGCAACAGAAAATACAAGATCTAAACAAAAGAATTAGACAATTTAGTTTAGTAGAAGATTCTCTCCAGGTTACCCTACAAGAGAAACAACAACAGTTAATAAAAAACAATGAAGCGGTATATGAAATACCTAGTAATAATCTTAACGATTCTGTTAAGTCTATACTGGCAAGAATCTAAAGCACAGTGTGTATTAACAGAGGATGAGTGCCGCAAAGTAATTATCCTGAAGAACCAGAGGGACAACTACCTTGAATCTTGGAAGCTCAGTGAGGAGCTATATAGCAATGCACAGACACAACTCATACTCAAGGATAGTGTAATCCAAAGCTATGTGGTAATCCAACAACAGCAAGCTAGATCAATAAAGCTGTTAACAGATGTTAACGAACAGCAAGAAGAGAACATTGTAAAATTAGAAAAGGCAGTACGCATACGCAATACTGCCATTCGGATAGGTATACCTATTGGGTTTGGGTTAGGTATTTTTACGGGAACGTATCTGTCTGTTTTTCTGAAATAGATTATATTCCTCTTTTGATAGGTATTGGGTGTCACCATTAAAACTCTGCAAGTAGACACCTTCTTCAGTCTCCTCAATCACAATGTATCCCCACATCTTAGAATCCAAATTCATCATAGAACCCTAATTTTTTTAAGATACGCTCAGACTGTTTGTACTTGGGATGATTTCTGTAATCATGCCCAATAGATGAATTATTAGCTACCCATTTAGTTTGATATTCAGTAACCAAATCTATTCTTTTAAAGCAATGTCTCCACCACTGCTTTAAAGTAATTTTATTCTGACACTTTGGACACAGCATAATTTTCTATTAATATTTTTTTAATTTCTTCTCTTCTTTCTTCAAAATGATTCAACAGTTCTACTGTTTCTTTCTTAACATCATCTGATGGTTTGTTGCAGAACTGTCTTGCAAGATTACGAATAATTAAAGATATATGATAAATAATGTACTTGTCTGTATAAATCACTTTATCTGCGTGTTTTATACACGCAAAATCTATGACAGAAACAAAGGTGCAAAATATATCTCTACGATTTTCCATACTCATATCTTCAGCATGGTTTTGAAACTTTTCTACTAAGTTGTCATAGAATATATTATCGGCAATATTTAATCTATCAAACTCATAATATAGTTTATCAAAACTTTTTTTACTAATATTAATAATTTGCTTATCTCTGTGTTTAGCATCATACATATGAGAGAAAAACATTTCACGAATAGTAGATACTAGTGCAGATATTGCAACTCTAGTTGAACTACTTTCCGCAATAAATTCTTGTTCATTTTCTTTCATTGATTAATATAATTAAAAGTTCGTAAAAGTCTTGTTTTGTCATGCAGACAATTTCACCAACGTGAGGTTTCTTCCAGAAGATAGTATTGATACAATCATCTGTTGGCATTTCATTAAGTATCTCAAACAGATTGGGATTATTCTTATATCTTTTTGCTTGTATGTGAAAGCCATAATTCTGTGTACCAAAGATATCAACCTTAGCGTCATCTAATTTACGTGATGAGTAACGTGATGTAGATATATCTTCATCACCCAAGAGTTCTCTCAGCTCTTTTGCTAAGTCTCTCTCGTATTGATGACCTGCTCTACGAGCGTTAATCGTTTTGGAACTGGTCTTTTTCCTCAAAGATTTCTTTTGTTGTGTCATTAATTCTATGTGAGTATAGATTCAGTAAAATCTTATATCGTTCTTCTACATCTGGTACTTTTACCTTGAAGGGTTCATCATCATCGTGTTTGTATGAGAAACAAACAAATAGCAAATTTCTTTTTGCTTGATCGTAGGTATCAGCAGAAAAACAACAGTAGTAATTTCTGGTATCTGTTGCTACTTTGAAATAGTAATCAGTCTTCTTTAAATTTCTCATAAATGAAACCTTCCCTTACAGCGTATATAAACATATCATTCATTGTATAGATACCTAAATCCTTTACCCATTGTAGTTCAAGCATATCAGACATCGATCTGTTTAAGTCCTTTGGATACTTTAACAGTTTGTGATGTAACCCATTTTCTTTCTTATCGTTCTTCACTCGTTTTCTGTAGTTGTTTGACCATTTTAACTTACTCCTTACTCCCTTTCTCCTGCCCCTCTTCTTCGGTGTTTTTATATCTACCACCTCTATCTCCTGGGCTTTGTTTTTGAACTGGGAAAAGTAATTGTTCGAACTCATCATTCCATCTATTTAGTACAGCCATATTCACAGTTTTTTGCTCCACACAATGAGTAACAAAAAAATTTGTCATTTGGATTCTTGTCAAAGATAGCGGTTTCAAGTGAATGTTTTATGCGGGGAATAGTAACCCTAACCATCTCAACAGCAGACTGTATTTTTTTCTCGCTTCTCCTAACCTTCTTTACACTTAATTCCCACTTGTACTGTGGGATTCTGAATCCCTTCGTTGTAATACCATCAACCTGTTCTTTTGCAAACAGATATAGGTTCTGTTGGTGATTGTATTTTTTTTCATCCCATTTACTCTTCCAATCATAGTGGTACTCACCTGCGTCAAGGTCAATATAACCCTGGAATCGGTAGTTGTCAATCTCCCACTCAACCAAACGCTCAACAGCGGTTACGTCTTTGTAGATTTCAAAGTTGTCTATTGAGCTAAGTAATTTGTTATAGGTAGATTCAGCCCAGCGATCTGTGAACGGATTAGCGTGGAACTTTGTCACTAACTTCTTCCGCAAAGTATCCTTGATTACCTCAAGTTTTAGGTCTCCACCTTCAAGCCAAAAGTTATAGAAGTCTTCCATTACTTTATGGTAGGCAGAGCCAGCATAAGCATAGAAGTTTCCTTTACGATTACCTAAGACATAGGTCTCATACCATGTATACGGACAGTGTGCATATGATGATACCCTAGAGTAAGACCACACCATACTGTCCCACTGCTCCTCAAGGAACTGATCACATAATTCTTTATTTACCACGTAAATTTCTTAATATCCACAAGAAGAGTAGTGTATAAAATATAATAGTCCCTAAAGCTACAATAGCCATAGTAACAACAGCAAATATCTCAATCATCTTCAGATGTATTTAATTGGATAACTCTTTTCAAACACTCAAGGTAGACCATCATATCAGCTAGTTCTTCCTGTGCGTGTTCAACCCATTCTGTTGCAGTAAGGTTAGCATCGTCAACGTACACACCGTACTTGTTAAAGCCTTTCTCCTGCTGTGCATCAATGATGCTTTTTACTTTTTCTTTTATCGTCATACCTCACGAACGAATTTAACAGCATCCTTTGGAATGTTGTTTGAGTTATGGTAGTATCTGTAGTCCTTCCAGCATTGCTTCTCTTTGTACTTATCAATCAGCATATTGTAAACATAGTCATGCTCGTATATATATTCTGATCCTGCAACAGAGACTCGGTATAAAAGTCTAAGACCAAAGTCATCCTCTGCAATTCTGAAATAATTAATTCTTTTTATTTCTTCGTTCATTTCAATTCAATTACATTGGTTCGTCTACGATAGGCAATATATTCTCGCGGAGCGCGTACAATAACTGGATTCCAACCTTGCCATGTGGCATCTGATTTCCATATTGTAAAAGTTAGATCTGCTGTTGGGTCTTCTTGCTCAAGATACAGTGTATCTTTATTAGGCGTTACATAAACCCATTCAGCATTGTTTTGTGCTGTTGTGTATAATGATGCTAAAATTAATAGTGTGGTTAATTTAGTTTTCATTTGATGTTATGAATTACTGTTCCTATTAAACCTTCCTCCTTATTGTAGATAAAACCTTCAGCACCTTTGATTGCCCCAACAAATCCCTTTGCTGAATGCCAAGCATCTGCTGCGGAAGGCGAGGTGATGTAGGTAATATTAACAGATCGGTAGTCTTTACTTTGCTGAGTTAGGTACTTCTGCTTGTGGTGTAGGTGACCTAGTAGCCAGTATCTGTATATTGTGTCTCCCCATAGCTTAGGTTGCTCGTTACTCATTAGGGAGGGTAGGTCTTGTGGCTTTTCGTTGTGACCATGAGCAAGACCAATTAGGTTCTCTCCCCACTTGTAATATTTGCGGACGGGTGGTTCGTTATTTATAATTACGTTTGGGTGTGAGTCAAACACAGCAACTAACGTCTCGCCAAGATAGAATACCCTTTCGTGGTCGTGGTTAGAGAATACAGTGAATGTATCTACGGGAGCAATCTTTGAGAGTCTGATAATAGCTTCTGTAATTAGCTGAACCCCAACGCGGAATAGCTTCTGCCAACGTAGGTCATCCATCTGTGGTGTACCCTTGGTGGTTTGAGGGAACGGGAATGCTCTGTCGCTGTTGTATATATCGTTACCAACGGGAAACAGAATCCTCTCCACATCATAGGACGATGCTTTGTATATCATATCCTCAATGGCGTAGCGGAATCTTTCAATAGCAATCTTATAGTCATAGTCCTCCCCTGTCTCCTGCCCCCAAGCTAACTTGCCAATGTGGAGGTCAAAAATACACGGGACGAATAGATTATTCGACTGCTTCTTAATGGGCATCTTGCCCCAAGACTTTGAATCAATTGACTTAACTGCCTCTTTGACTGCATCAACATACCCCTCACGAATAGCCTCAAGAGATACTGTTCCGTTTCTTACATACACTGATGCTTCCTTACTCTTAATCCATGCCGCATCCCAATTCTCTGGGAGCATACCATTGTCCTCTAGGGTAGCAGAAACAGTGTTGTCTCTAAGCCCCATAGCTGTTATTCTTCTTCGTATCTCTCTTGGAGTAAAGTTGTCTTGGTGCTTTTCAGATAACTGATTTGCGATTGAGTAAGAGCCATTACCCTCAAAGAAGAGTTGCTCAATTTCGGAATCGAAAGACTTGTATTTAGGCATAGTGTAGAATTTAAAAAAGTGCGGGGGAAAACTACATATAAACCCCCCGCACATAAACCAATTAATCAAAACAAAATTATAACTTATTCTCTATTATCCAAATGTTTTTTATGTATTTGCTTTAACATATCCTTTAAATCCTTTATGTCCCCATACTCTGTGTGACAGATTCTACAAAGAGCCATTAGGTTTTCAATCTCATCAGCGGACTTTGATCCTCCCATACCACGAGCTTCGATATGATGTATATCAACAGCGCGTTTACCACATATCTCACATGGAATAAAGTCTTCTATTCCATAGTCAAAATGATCCATGTATATCTTGGTATGCTTTTTCATATCTACACTTTAGACCTGACCTTTAGCTTTTAAAACATTAACAGGACTCTTGCCCTTCTTAATCATGTACATATCGTAAGCTATTGCTGCCTCACGTTCTGTGTCAGTAATCTTCTGCCAGTTAGTGTAGTTGATATTAGACTTAGCTAACCACTTATACTCATTATCTATATAAACCTGACTTACTCCCTTATACTTATCACTCTTCGCAATATACTTCCTGTTATCTCTGTGCATCTAACTCTGATTTTAAATATGATAAAATTGATTGTAATGATGTTATTCTAATCTGCATCGCTTGCTTCAGTCCCGCGCAATAATCCCTGGCGTATGCCTCCTCACTAAGTAGGGACTCTACATGAGATGAGGTATCACTCTTTTTTATAATCCCATCATCAAACATTATTTTACGGGCAATGTCAAATGATCTCTTTGTGTCTGAGGCTAACAGCACAACATTAGACATGAGGGCAGATAGCTGTTCTATCTTCTTCATAACTATGTATGGGTTATGAATGTCTACCTCTTCTGATATCTTTTTATTTATCTCTTCTATCATTAGAATAAAGCTAACTGTTGATGTTCAACTAAATCAATAATTTCTTTTGCTGTTCTAATATAGTACTGGTAATCAATCTGATAGTCATCCATTTCTACATAGTCATTGAACAGCATAATGTTCTGTCCTGCCGCAAGTGATACCTTCTGTCCATTCTCCTTCACCTTCATCAACGATCCACCTTCTTTAGATGTAGTAATATAATATCTGTTGATGCGTTGTGTTGGTTTGTCTTTGTACTCTACTTCAAACTGCTTACCTACTTTTTGGGACATACAGAAATCAAAGATATCATCGTGATGTTTGATTGTGTTCTCAACAGGCACATTGTTTACAAAGTATTCATACAGTGCTTTCTGGATTACAGGCTTGTCAAATCCTTTACCTAGTTTAGTTTCTCTTGCCCAAGCTCCTTTCTCTTTTACTTCACCTGTTGATACACCTTGTTTGTCGCATACGATATTGTAATAACAATTTACATCTCTTCGAATAATCTTATTGAACAGTGTGTATTCTAGGTTCATCTTGGTTCTGTGTTCCCATTCTTTACAAACCTTAGTATAGTCAGCGTACCTAGATTTCTTTACTCGTGATGTAACACCATCTGTATTTGCGCTAATTACTTGAAAGCCAGCAAGTTCTAACATCTCGCACAACATTGACAACAGTAGTTGTCCTGAGATTGTAATGGTGAAGAACACTTTAGGATCATACAGCCAGGAATAATGGTTGTTAAGATTACCAAACGTACCATTGAGTGCGAGCTTGTATGTTTCGTTCACTAGCTTATTACCTTCTCGTTTTGCTGTTACTCTTGTCTGAAACATATCTTCATACAGACTGACAAACTCTTGACCTAAGTGCTGTGGACACAGGTTATACTGAATGATTAGTGATGGGTAATAGGATGTTACGTCTGAGTCGATAAATACCTCATCATCTTCAGGCGTGAGGATACGGCTATCATCCTCTGAATGTAGCCCACCAATACCATAGCTATATACCTTGCCTTTAAAGGTAACTTTCTGTGAGATATTGGCTCGTGTACCATTCTTATAATCTTCCAATAGAGCGTTAAATTCTTTTGTGTTGAACCAAACACTTGGAACAATACATTCAGCCAAGGAGAGACCTTCTCTGTGCGTCCTGAGCTGTCTTATTTCTTGTTCTTTCTTACCCGTCTTGTTTGAGTATAGTCGAAGCAATAGTGAAACACCTGTTGAAACACCGTCTCTGCTCATTACATTTAGACCATATTCTTTTTCGATACCAACGCGAAGATTAAGCTGATCACCAACGTGTTGTGCTAGATGTTTTGTGAAGATAACATCGTTAAAGTTGTAGTTAATCACTTCATCCATCATCGTGGTAGGTATCTTCTCCTCTGGTGTGAATGGTAGGTCTTGTAGTTTTTTCCACTTTAAGGTAACCATCAGAGACTTCAGGCTAACACGTAGCTTTTTGCTGAACAGCATACGAATTAAATCAACACTACTTTCTTCTAGGCTATACTTACGAATCAAGTCCCACTTCTCTTTACCTTCTTCCATGGTAATGAGTTTCTTTGACAGGTTGAATATCTTTTTGTTTGTATAACCACTACCTGCCGCAACAATAATTGGGTCATCATAGCTATGATTGTTATAACCAATTAGTATAGGCTTAGAATCTAGGAACTGTTGTATCTCTTGGGAATCATTCCTTCGTTCACTAATCTCAAAGACCTTACTGTCTTCTCCCTTGTATGATATAACAACAGCGGAGAAGAAGTTAGGTGCAACTTCGACATCATAAACGTATAGACTCATACTAAGGCTTGTATTGACAGCTTTTCCTCACACTCCCGCAAGGTAGAGACTACGTTTTGGTTATCGATACTACGTTTCTTATATAATTCTATACTACCCTTAATACTATTAACAGAGTAAATACAAGTGCTATGGTCTCTGTTTACAACACTTCCAGTATATGTTGTTGAACGATTCATGCGCACGTTGATTATGTACATTATTATTTGTCTTGCAAGAACAAATTTGGGATGTCTTCTTCTACCTTGTACATCAGATCTTGATAAATGCATTACTTGACATACGGTATCAATAACGTCTTCCTCTTTTATCTTATTCATATTATACCCACCGTTATAGATTCTTACCCAACGCTTTAATACCCGTTGTTGGTGATCAAGTTTTTCGATGAGTTCTTTTGCTTCCTCTATAGTCATAATTGATTTTTTAAAATGGGGGTGAACATAATCCCACCCCCATATATTAGATATCAAAATGGTAAATCATCCTCAACTACTTCATTATCAGACACTTGCTCTTTGGATTCAAGATGTTGACCAAGAAAATAGCTTGACAGATAGTTTTGCAAAACAGTGTCGAGCGACTTAGCTGTTTCGTTTATATCTTCGGAAACCTTTTTCAATGCAAAGACTGGAACATTGAAATTAGTAGCACCTTTCTTACGTGCATCTGATCCAGTTACTTCAACAGCAGCATCATAGATTTCGTTTCTGTTGTCATTGTAGAATGTACTCCACTCAGCTAGTGCTGCACCTTTTAGTTGTAGATTAGCAAGTTCCAAAGTATCACCATCAACCTTCATGACAACGTACATACTACGCACGTATCTGCCACCAAGACTTTTTACTTTGTGCTTGATATCACTATACAGACCACTAACGAGTTCACCACCTTTGAATGCTTTTACATTCATAGTTTCAGTACGAGTGTCACGTACTTCGTTAGACCAGATACCACTCTCACTTGCATCGTGCCATCCCTTTATGGTTGACAGTTGGTCAAGTACTAGGAAGGTAATGTTATCCCCAAGGTCAACATTCTTTCCTGCCTCTTTATCGTAGTACACGAAAGACCCATTCTTCCAATCGATAAAGTACTTACATGGGTTAGCGTTTCCGCTGTTATTGTTCTGATTTGAACGGCTCATAATAAATTGAATTTAGTTTTACAAAAATAAGAATTAATATTAAAATGGTGCTTCTTCATTTGACCATCGATGATTTAATCTTTGTGATATTGGTGTCTCTTGTTCGACCTCCATATCTCTATCCCAATACACTTGAACAGGATCAACACCATTACAGGTATAGCCACAAGCATTCTTGTTGAATATCATTTCAACTGGCTCATCCTTTGGTGTGTGCTTACCACCTGTTTCTGTGTCTTTGATTTTGTCCACATGAATTTCTGTTACTCTCCATCGTGCCTCATCTTTTAGATCTCGGTGTACGATAAGAAAGTCATCTGTTTTATTTGGTTTGTTTTGACCACCTTCAACATCATGTTTAGTAGGAACAGCTTGATCTCCCTGGCTTCGGTTAGTTCGTGCCGCAGTAGATGTGATGTGGTCTGTAATCCAAACAGATGAGTAGTTACTCTTGAATGTCTGTAGCTTGTTTAGGTTTCGCTTGTTTACACTATATTCATTATCACCCATTGGTAACTCGAATGCGTTGTATGGGTCACCAACTACAACATCGTACTCATACCCTTCATCATAAACAATCTCACACTTGAGCAAGAAGTCTGAAATAGTATGCTCACGCTTGGAAGTCATAAATTTAAAATAATCATCAACAAACTGCTTTGCTTTTGTATGATCATCTACATCGAACAGCTTAACACTCTTACCGATATAGTATTCTTTTATCTTCTTACGAACATGACCATCACTGTTTTCTTTTGAGTACACTAAGAACTTCCATTTGTGGAACATTGCAGCAAGAACAGCGAAGTACCAAATAACATAACTCTTACCTACGTTATCACGTGCCGCAATCCAAACCAATGTATTTTTCTTGAACAACCAATGCTGATCTAGCTTAGGTATACCTGTACTGAGACCCATCTCTAAAGAGCCATTGATGAATGCCCATTCGTATTCATCCATCTCGGCATCGTCAGCCATGAAGTCATAAGAACCATCGCCCCTACGTGTGAAGTCAACAGCTCTTTCAATCTCCTTAGCTTCGTTGAGTGGTCTGTTTTTACCATGCTCAATACCATCCTTAATAGTCTTCTTGGCTAGGTTAATATCAGCAGGATTCTTTTTCTTTATCTCTGTTAGTAGATGGTTGAATGCTTCCTTCTCTGTTATCATACCAACAGCAACATAACCACCAAGTAGATTGGATGCACTAAGTAGTGTGTCATGCTTATTACCATTCTTACCCTCACGAGTGTGAGCAATCATAGTTGAAGTAATGTCTAACGCCCGCTGTTTCTTTCTGTCCTTCTTGTTCTTCTTCCAATCAATATACTGGTCATCTGTTAGTGTCTTATCCCAAACCAATGAATTGGTATTGATATAAATATCAGGATCATGTGATTCAAAACAGAGTCTAGAAGGATTTTTAGAAGATGTGTCTAGTTCAGGATAGCGAGATAGTATAGCATTGTAGTATTGTGTATGCTTCTCAAGATTAGGTGGACATTGTACTAATGCCTTTACACCATTACCACTAGGTGATTCCCATGCCGCATAAATATAACTGTCTTTACTTAGTTGCATTTTCTTCATCTTAACATCAACATCATCAAAGTCAAGTACAAAGAATCCAGAATGCTCAACTACATTTTCATCTGTTCTTTTATCATCCTTTATTACACCAGCAAATACAATACAGGGTAATTCTGTTTTTTCTGTTTTACCTGACCTGATGGATTCAATAAGCTTTTTATGTTTATTGCTTTTGATTCTATCAAGTGCAACATCAACAGTAGTATGGTGCGGAGTGTTGCTCCGCATATGTTTGTATGCTGTAATCATTTTCTATTTCCTATTAAAAATAGTATTATTATTATTATCCAAATCATAATCGGTCTTTAATTAAAAGTGCTATGAATAATAGTATTGTTATCATCGTCTGCTTTATTAGATTCTGAGAGTGGTCGAGAAAGCAAGTTACCCCCTACCCCCTAGAAGAGAGTAACCTTTCTCTGACCTTTTGCTCCATTGAGTTCTTTCGATTAGGCTGATAGTGGGAAGCAAGTTACCAGAAGACCCGTTACTATCATTTAACAGCACACAGTTTGGTCTCACTTCCATCGGTTGTTTCTGCATGGGATACCGATCTACCCCATTAATATGTTCGGCAAATATATAATTAGTTTCTAACATACCAAACATATTCCAACAATTTTGATTCAAGTTCATCTTGGTTGATATGGGACAGCTCTTCGTTACTGAGATGTCTACCATATGCTAACAGTATTGCTTCTTCTAAATTCATCCTATTGATAGATTTTGTTGCATTTCGTAGACCTTCTTCCTGATCTTCTGCTGGTCTATCTTGTGCAATTTGTTAAACATTGATGACTTGGACAAATGTATGCCGTAGCTATCTGATAACGTACGAGCAATCTCTTCTATTTCTTTAGCTTTCATATTCCCTTATGATTTCTTGAATAGCATCAGATATTTCTATGAGTGAAGGAATCGTGAATGTTAGAAATGAAAGTTTCTCTGTATTAAATACTACATTATCACCACTTGTATCAAATGTTATTTTGAATTGATCTAGTTCTTCATCTTCCCAAATTAACGTACACACTTCATCTTCCCATTGATAACTGAATGACGTTGGTAGGATGGTTGGATTTTTAATATATTTCATTTTGCCTTTAGGTTTAAGTACCTCCTATCGAGGTTGTTTTTATTAG